CAATGCTTGCAATATTTACTGTCAACATAATATATGGTATTTAGAAAAGTATGTATTGCTTGCATAGCTATACTGTCAGGCATGGCAAGGCATAGGCAAGGTTTGTGCATGGTTGTATTGGTGTAGCATTTACTAAGCAATCGACAGGCAAAGCATACAAAGCTTGCGCGGCAATGCGATTGCCAGCCGTACAGCATTGCTTGTCAGGCATGACGGGGGGATGCTTGCGAGGCCATAGCCCCCGCACAGCGCGGCCTCACTATATATGTGTTAAATAGTACTATACAGCACACAGACAGGAGTTACTTTGGCTAGACTTACAAAGATGAAGCTAGACAGCGTTGAGGAGCTAGTAATGGACGGGCATAGCCTTGTTAGGGCGTGTGAGTTAGCTGGCGTTAGCAGGGCTGCTTTATACAGTAGGATGAGCAAGGACAGCGAGTTTGAGGGTATAATTAGGACTGCACAGCGTCAGAGTGCTGAGAAGGCGTTGGAAGAGCTTGATGAGTTGTACAGTGATGCTTTGCATAGGCGTAAGGATTACGATCCTAATGTATTGAGGGATTATGCTAGTCATGTTAGGTGGAAGGCGTCTAAGGTAATATCTGACAGGTTTGGTGATAATAAGAGCCGTGCTGGTGTAGAGGTTAGTGACGGTACTGTTAGGATAGTTTGGGAGACTTCTGAGGCTACTGAAAGCTAATATTCCAATATTCATCCTCTAGGCAAACGTATAATGGTATAAAGGGCTAGTATGCAAGTTAAGATACCTTATAAGCCAAGGGCTATACAGGCTGAGATGCACACTAACTTGAAGCGTTGGAATGTGCTGGTTATGCACAGACGCTTTGGTAAGACTGTCTGGGCTGTTAATGAGTTGATAAAGAAGGCTCTGACTTGTGATTTACCAAGACCTAGAGTTGCTTTTGTTGCCCCTACCTTTACACAGGCCAAGCGGATTGCATGGGATTATGTGAAATACTATGCGGGTGTAATACCAGGTGCTACGTTTAATGAAACTGAGTTGCGGGTAGATTTTCCTAATGGTGCTAGGCTAACGCTCTTATCGGCAGAAAACCCAGATAGTTTGCGTGGTATTTACTTAGATCTATGTATCTTTGATGAATTTGGTATGCAGAACCCACGGGTATGGGGGGAGGTTGTTAGACCAGCCCTATCCGACAGAGAGGGTGGCGCGGTGTTTCTAGGTACACCAGCAGGGCATAATCATTTTTTTGATCTATTAGAGCAAGCTAAGTCTGAGATGGCTAATGGTTCTGACCAGTGGTATTGGAAGATTGTGAAGGCCAGTGAGAGCCAGCTAGTCAAAGAATCTGAACTGGATGCTGCACGGGTGCAGATGACGCCAGAGCAGTATGAGCAGGAATATGAGTGTTCGTTCACGGCTGCTATTATAGGGGCTTATTATGGAAAGTTGCTCGCAGATGCTGATGATACTGGACGTATTACAAGAGTACCATATGATCCTGCTTACCCTGTGCATACCGCTTGGGATCTGGGTATAAACGATTCAACAGCCATATGGTTTGCTCAGATATTTAGAAGCGGTGCTGTTAATGTTATAGATTATTATGAGAGTAGCGGTGTTGGATTAGATCATTATGCTGAGATATTACGGCAGAAAGATTACCATTGGGGGGATCATTTGGCTCCTCATGACATTGAGGTACGCGAGTTAGGTAGCGGCAAGAGTAGGCTGGAAACAGCATTTAGTTTGGGTATTAGGTTTAAGGTAATACCTAAGATGAAGGTGGCTGACGGTATTAACGCGGCAAGAATGCTTATACCTAAATGCTACTTTGATAGAGAAAAATGTGACACAGGCGTAGAGATGTTGCGTCAGTATAGGCAGGAATGGGATGAACGGAAAAAGACTTTTAGAGATCATCCGCGCCATGACTTTACGAGCCATGCTGCGGATGCGTTTAGGTATCTGGCTGTTGGGTTGGAAAATAGACAAAGCTATACTAAACCTCCGCAACAAGTCGCGGTTAATGAATACAATCCTTTCTCGATATGACACATGAGTTGTCAAAGCCTTTTGTTTTGGCACTGGTAGAAAGCAGCGAATATCATAGCTGGTGGGGTGAGAAAGAAATACGGCGGTACATTGATACGCCTATGAGTCTAGGCCAATACATTGTGTTTTGTGATGATGATTTTGAGCCTATAGGTTATGCGAGTTGGGGCTTTCCAAATGAAAGGCAGATACAAAAATACCTAATAGAAAATGTATTTCCTGTAGATGGTTTTAGTGGGGGCGGGGATACAGTTTGGATTGTGGACTTTATTTGTTTGGGAGGAAAGAGTAATATAGCAAAATCATTTCGTTATTTAAAAGATGAATTAAAAGAAACTGGACTTAATAAAGCTATATGGTTACGGACAGAAACAGGCAAGATTGGCTGGTTTAAGTTAAAGGAGACTTAGTATGGGCAGTGGAAGTTCACAGAGCAATCAGGAAGAATCATTCAGCACACCGCAACGTCCAGCGATGGGCAGAAGCCCTGCGGCTTTCCAAGCTATGTTAGGAAGCACTGGACAAGGTGCAAAGGATGCGGCGGCGTTAGCTGGGCGTTCTGAGTTTGGAAGTGCTCCTAACTTTAATGCACTTGGCAAGATGGTAACTGAGGCTAGGGGTGGAACTAGCATGGTTATTCCAAGCATTACCACTGCTGGTGGTGCTCTTATTAAGAAGAAGGCAAACGAGGCTATGCTTCAGAAGGTTATTGCTGGTGGCAAGCCTGTGTTTAAGGATGGCAACATTGTTGGCGTTGATGAGGATGGCGCATACACTGGTCAAGCTAGTGCGAGTCCGTATGGCACAAAGCCAACTATAGAACAGCAAACAAGAGATGATCCTACGGTAACGCCAGAAATAACCCCAGAAGTAATAGAAGATGATGTAACTGTATCTAGCGATCCAACCATTATGGGACGCAGTAAACGCAGAACACGCGGTAAACGTAGCGGTCTTGCTGGTAAAACTGATGAGTATGGTATTCTTGTTACTACATAAAGAGGTATGAAATGTCTTTCTTAACGCCAAAAATATCTACGCCACCACCACCACCAGCCCCAGAGCCGCCTGATGAGACTGATTACGCACAAGCTGCTGCTTTGTCAGAAGATGCTATGGCACAGGAACGGCGTGGGCGTAAGGGCAGGAAGTCAACGCAAGTTGCTGGGATATTGGGCAAAGAGTCCGAAAACTCAGTGATGAAACCTACATTGTTAGGATAGGACATGGAAAAGCAGAATGAAGTCGTAGCTAGGTTTGAATACCTAGAAAGCCAGCGTTCCAACTGGGATAGCCATTATCAGGAACTGGCAGACTACATGCTGCCACGCAAAGCCGATATTGTGCGTAAGCGCAGTCGCGGTGAAAAAAGAATGGAACTTATTTATGACGGCACTGCACTGCAAGCCGTTGATTTACTTGCATCTTCTTTGCATGGGATGCTTACAAGCGGTGCATCACCGTGGTTCCACCTTACCCTAAAAGATGATGAGTTAGGCCGTGATGAAGAAGTCCAGCGTTGGTTAGAAGAAACTAGCCAGCGCATGATGCGTGCATTTACCATGTCAAACTTTGAAACAGAAGTTCATGAGATGTATGTGGACTTGGTTGTGTTTGGCACTGGTTGCATGTTCACAGAGATGGACGGTGAGAGCCTACGCTTTAGCACAAGACATATTTCAGAATTTTATGTTGCTGAAGATCAGTATGGGATAGTTGATACAGTTTTCCGTAAATACAAAATATCTGCACGACAGGCAGTGCAAAGGTTTGGAATTGATAAAGTTGGCGATTTCATTAAGAAAACTTTTGAGAAAAAGCCAGATGAAGAAGTAGAAATTTTACACGCTGTAATGCCTAGACAAGAGCGTGACCCTAATAAAAAAGACAACAAAAACATGCCGTTTGCATCTATGTACATCTGTATGCAAACAAAGATGGTAATTGCGGAAGGCGGCTTCCAAGAGTTTCCATACGTTGTTCCACGCTTCCTCAAGGCAACGGGGGAAGTAATGGGTAGGTCACCAGCTATGACAGCGTTGCCAGATGTTAAGATGATAAATCTTATGTCTAAAACTATCATACAAGCTGCTCAGAAACAGATAGATCCTCCCTTGCTTGTTCCTGATGACGGATTTCTTCTCCCCATCCGTACACAGCCTGGTGGCCTCAACTTCTTCCGTTCTGGTACACGGGACACTATTACACCGCTAAACACTGGTGCAAACATTCCTATTGGCTTGCAGATGGAAGAACAGCGTAGAGATGCTATACGCTCTGCATTCTATGTAGATCAGCTTCTAACAGGCGGTTCACCAAATATGACAGCTACAGAGGTTGTGCAACGCCAAGAGGAGCGTATGCGCGTTATAAGCCCAGCATTAGGCCGTTTGATGAACGAGATGCTACGTCCATTGATTGATCGTACATTTGAGTTGATGTTACGCGCTGACATGCTTCCGTTGCCGCCAGAGATCTTGCAGGGTGTTGATGTGGATATTGAGTATGTATCACCACTGGCACGCGCACAGAAATCAAGCAGTCTTAATGGCACTATGCAAGCGTTGGAAATCCTATTGCCACTATCGCAAGCATTGCCTGTACAGGACTACATCAACCCAGATGGCTTGGTTAATTATATTATGGACTCTTTAGGTGTGCCTAAGAAAGTTGTGAATCCGCAATCTGTTGTGGATGACCAGCGTGAACAACGTGCTGCAATGCAACAACAGCAAATGGCGCGTCAGGAAGAACAAGAAGATGTTTATACTGCCGCACAAGCAGCACAAGCAGTAAGGATGGTTAGCGATTGAACGATCAAATAAATGAATTAAAGCGGATGTACACAGATGTATTTAGTGGCACTGCTGGGGAAAAGATATTAACTGATCTGGAATCACGCTGTAACTGGCGTGGTTCAAGTTATGTAGCGGGAGATCCAAACGCTACAGCCTTTGAAGAAGGAAAACGTGCAGTAATACTGCATATCCACAACATGATGAATGAGGAGTAATTATGTCAGAAGAAGCTATCGAACAGGTAGCCCAGCCAGAAGCAACACCTACAATGCTGGAAACCCCAGCAGAGGTAGCATCAGGCGGGTCTGGTAACGATTTCTTGAATATGATACCAGAAGATTTGCGGGATCATCCCAGCATTTCACCTATCAAAGATGTACAAAACCTTGCGCGTTCCTACGTGAATGCTCAAAGATTAATTGGCGCAGACAAGGTTCCGTTGCCAGCAAACCCTACTGACGAGGACTTAGATAATATTTACAGTCGTTTAGGTAGGCCAGAGTCACCATCAGAGTATGAGATTGCTGTAGATGGGAATATAATTACTGAGGATGTTGCAACGCAATATGCTGATGTAGCGCACCAGTTACGTCTTACGCCAGAACAGGCACAGGGTGTTTTGGAATACTACAAAAGCAATGTAGCCCAAGGCACTGAAAGTATGCAGCAGTTTGCAGAACAGCAAGCTGAACAAGTTGCATCTGAATTACAAAAGGAATGGGGACAAGCGTATGACAACAAAGTATCTGCTGCTCAAAGCTTAATTAATGAGTTTGCGGATGAGTCATTGCTAAACATACAGCTTGCTGATGGGACAAAGGTTGGTAACAACGCTGAGTTTATCAAAGCATTTGCTGCTATGGGTGAGTTTCGTAATAGCGTAATCAGTGAAGATACGATAACTGACGGTGCTAGAAATACTGCGTTTACGCCTAACCAAGCACAGGCAGAACTTGATGCTATATACGGAAATCAAAACCATGCGTATTTCAATAAGAAAGATCCAGGGCATGATAATGCTGTGGGTCATGTGCAGAATTTGATGGGTATGATTCATGGATAATGAAGAAGAAATATTTAACCCATTGGAAATTCGGCTAGAATGCCTTAGAATGGCAGTTGAGTTTGGTACACAACGTGATGTTTTGAATCCAGTTGAACTGGCAGATAAGTATTATAGTTGGGTAGTAGATGAGGGTAGCGTTGAAAAACGTCCTCAAGACCATCGGAAAGACGATAGCCCTAAGTCGGCTCAAAAGACTAGGAGTGTCCGATCAGTCGGGTAGCACACTGCAAGTTCAAATGAAACCTGTAGAAAAGGAGTGACGATATGTCATCTCAAATCACTACGGCATTTGTACAACAGTATTCTGCAAACGTGCAGATGCTATCACAGCAGATGGGTTCCCGTATGCGTGATGCAGTTCGTGTTGAGAATGTTGTTGGCAAAAATGCCTTCTTCGATCAAGTGGGTGTAGCTACCGCGCAGTTGCGTACTACACGCCATGCGGATACTCCGCAGATCGACACCCCACATGCAAGACGCCGTGTTAGTCTTGCTGACTATGAGTATGCTGATCTGATTGACGATCAGGATAAGATCCGCATGTTGATTGACCCAACCAGTGCATATGCAATGGCTGCGGCATCAGCAATGGGACGCGCAATGGATGACGTTGTTATCGCTGCGGCTCTGGGGAATGCCTTCACAGGCGAAACTGGTTCTACTTCAACTGCGCTTCCAGCAGGACAGCAGATTGCCAATGGCGGTGCTGATCTTACTGTTGCAAAGTTGCGTACAGCCAAGAAAACTCTTGATCTATCTGATGTTGACCCATCTATCCCGCGCTACATTGCGGTAAGTCCACACCAGATTGAAGCCCTACTTGGTGACACAAATGTTACCAGCAGTGACTTCAACACGGTCAAGGCTCTCGTACAAGGTGAAGTAAACCAGTTTATGGGCTTCAACTTTATCATGACAAACCGACTGTCAAAGTCTGGCAACATCCGTTCATGCTTCGCATGGGCAGAGGATGGCATTGCCCTTGGGATTGGCAAAGATGTTTCTGCAAGAATTGATGAGCGTGCTGACAAAGGCTACGCAACTCAGGTCTACTATTGCATGAGCGTTGGCGCGACTCGCATGGAAGAAGCC